TAGAATTGGTACTGGTTTAAGTATTAATCAGGCAACTGGTACTCTTGTGGGTAGAACATTTAGTAAATCTCTATTCTCATTAGTAACTCCGTTCTCATTGGCACTTCAAATATAAAAAGAAAATAAAAGATAAAATAAAATGGCAGAAGTTTTTGTACCGTTAAATCGATTTCAGTCAGTTGTAACAAATCTGACTGGTGAAGAAGATGAAATATATGTAACACCATTGGGTGTATCATCAATTGTGCTATCAGCTCAAATTACAAATAATAGTTTTGTTACACAACCTGTGACTATTTTTGTAACATCAAATAGAGAATTGCCTGTACCATCATTTGAAGGACTTTATATTAGTTCATCTTTTTATACCGGTTCTACATCTTTAGAAAATATTAGTGGAAGTTTTGATAGTGCATCAGCCCTTCTTACTTTGAATAGACAATTTATTCGTAAAGAAGTAGCAGCATATACATCATTCCAAAATAATTTGCAAGAAACTCCATTTACTTTTGTATCTTCTCGTTTTGAGGATTATGCATTAGGAGCAACTGATGCAGTTTCATACGATATAGCAAATTCAAAAACAATTAGAACAGATAAGGAAGCTAGAAATTATTTTTCAAAAAATGGTGTAAATACTATAAAGACTTTTTACGATGAAGAATATTCATCATCTTTATTTGCTTTAGATTATATTGGAAAATTAGCAGGACAGATTATAAAAAATCAATCAGTAACAGGTTCATCTGAAATTGGTAGATTATATCAAACATCAGTAACTCAATCATTTGATTCAACTCTTGCAATAAGCGGTTCTGCATGGAGTGGTTCTAATTTTGTTATAACCGAATTATTGGGTGTTATACGAGATACAATAGAAAATCCTAATTTAGTAGCACAACCAGCTATAAAATTAGTAACAAATGTAACCATACCATCAGCCGATTCACTTTCACCTGTTGTAAGTGGTAAATTAGTGTTGGAAGAAGGATATGGATTCATTGTTTCGGGTTCAACTGACTTAAGTGTGATTCTTTCTTTGCTTGAAAGTGCAAATGAATAACGATATTATCATTGGGTAATATTTATAAGGGATTCATTATATTTATAAAAAAGCTGGAAAGTAAAGAATGGCAATTAGTAATCTATTAACAGGAAGGGTAAGGGTAGTTTCACCTAAAAATGTAACATCAGAAAGGTATCAGTTTTTGGATTTATCCCAAGCTGAACCAAATTTAGGTGTTCCTAATTTCTCAGCTTCATTATTAACTAACCCGGCTATCGTAGTTTCGGATGACCAGGGAAATAGAGGATTTGTTCGTAGTTTAGATTTAGATAGAGCAACTGGAGCATTTACTGGTTCATTTACTGGTTCATTTACTGGTTCATATTTTGGAGATGGTAGAGATTTATTCAACTTACCAGCAGCAACATTTATAGCAAGTGGTTCAGCAACTGCATCGTTTAAGGAAGGTGATTTGTTTGTTAATACAAATGCTAGAATTCAAGGAGACCTTTATGTTGATGATACAATTTATGCGGAAAGTATAATTGTATCGTATGTATCATCATCTGTAATATATTCATCTGGTTCTAATATTTTTGGTGACAATTATACCGATAGACAACAATTTACTGGTTCGGTATTAGTTAGTTCATCTATTATCGTAAATGATATAACTGCATCTCAATCAATTACAGGTTCATTTACAGGTTCTTTCTTTGGAGATGGTAGAAATTTATTTAACTTACCTGAAGCAACAAAATTAGCATCCGGTTCAATAACTGCTTCAGTATCACCACAATTTGGATTTAAAGTAGAATCGATAGGTACTGGTTCTCAATTTACCGGAAGTGTTGATATAAGTGGAAGTTTGTTTATAAATCCATATAGTGGTTCTATACAATTAGCAACAGGTTCGGTTTATTATGGTGAAGGTAAATATCTTAGAGAAATACCTCGTTCGGCACTAACCGAAGATGCATTAATATCAACTGAAATTAAAAGTGGTAGTGTAACAGCTTCAGTTTCCCCTAACTTTGGATTTGTTGTAAAATCCGCTCAAAGTGGTTCGGAATTTACTGGTTCGGTTTCTATTAGTGGTAGTTTAGAAATTATAGCAACTTCTGGTTCGTTAATATTAGGTTCTTCATCTGCTTATTATGGTGAGGGTACTTATTTAAGAAATATTCCTAGAAATGCACTTACTGAAGATGCACTAATATCGGTAGAAATAAAAAGTGGTAGTGTAACAGCTTCTGTATCTCCTAATTTTGGATTTGTTGTGACATCTGTAACAAGCGGTTCTAAATTTAGCGGTTCATTATTTGTAAGTGGTAATATACAACTTCAAAATGGATTTATATATTCTGGAAGTGGTGCTGGATTATTTGATATACCATTATCTGCATTAGCTGAAGAAGTTGTAGCAGCAACGAGAATTCAAACTGGTTCAATCACAGCATCAGTATCTCCACAAAGAGGATTCCAAGTAATTTCAGTTGAAAGTGGTTCACAATTTACTGGTTCTTTATTTGTAACTGGTAGTGGTATTGAATTATCTTCTGGCTCTTTTAGTGGTAGTGGTTTTAGATTATTTAATATTCCTAAAACAGCAATTTCTGATTTAGATACATCTTTAATATTCTCTGGTTCATATACTGCATCTATTAATCCTGATTTTGGATTTAGAGTTAATACTCGTTCAACTATTAGTGGTAGTTTTGTAGTATCATCATCAGCAGAACCATTAGCAACATCTTCAATACCAAATTATTTTTATGTAACAAATCTTGGTACATCGGCATATACTTTTGATGGGGCTGCATCTGGTCAAAATCCTTTATTAACTTTAGTTAGAGGTGTAACATATCAATTTGAAGTAAACGCACCAAATCATCCATTTTACATAAAAACATCAGCAACAACTGGAACAGGTGCTCAATACACCGAAGGTGTTGTAAATAATGGTGAAGATAGTGGTTCTATTTATTTTACACCACCATCTGGTTCACCTGATTTATTGTATTACAATTGCCAATTCCATTCATCGATGGGAGCATCAATGAGTATAGTTGATAATTTGTATTTACAAGATAGAATTTTATTTGAAGGAAATACTGGAATTAGTGGTGGATTATATGTAAGAGATTATGTAAGAGCAAGAGAATTTACTGGTTCATTTAGTGGTTCATTTATACAAGGTGATGGTGGTGGATTATTCAATATACCTCGTTCAGCATTTACTGGAGATGCATCAAGAATAGCATCCGGTTCAATAACGGCATCGGTATCACCAAATCACGGTTTTAGAGTAGAAACTGACAGAACAGGTTCAGCGATTGGTTCTCAATTTACTGGTAGTATTGATGTAAGTGGTAGTGTAAAAGCATTTGCATTTAGTGGTTCTTTCTCTGGTTCATTTCAAGGAGATGGTAGTGGATTAAGAAACGTACCATCTTTGGTATCTACAAAAATAGCAAGTGGGTCTGTAACAGCATCGGTAAATCCTGAATTTGAAGGATTTAAAGTAGTATCATCTGAATTTGGTTCTAGATTTACAGGTTCATTATTTATTACTGGTGGTGGTATATTTTTAGAATCTGGGTCATCTTACTCTGGTAGTGGTAGATTCCTTTATGATATACCTCGTTCGGCACTATCATTTGATATTAGTTTAATAGCAAGTGGTAGTGTAACTGCGTCTGTATCACCTAATTTTGGATTTAAAGTTGAATCTATAACAAGTGGTTCTAGATTTAGTGGAAGTTTATTTATAAGTGGAGGTGGTGTATTCTTAGCATCAGGCTCATCTTATTCTGGTAGTGGTAGAAATTTATTTGATATACCGGTTGCAGCTATTTCTGATTTAGATACATCAAAAATCTTTAGTGGTAGTGTAACTGCATCAGTTTCACCTAACTTTGGATTTGTTGTTAATTCCGTAACAAGTGGTTCTGCGATTAGTGGAAGTTTATCAGTTAGTGGAAGTGCTAGATTCAGAATGGGAGTATCCGCTTCTGTATTTAGCGGTAGTGGTGCTGGATTGACAGACATTCCATTCTCAGCACTTTCTGAAGAATTATTTAGAATTGCAAGTGGTAGTGTAACAGCATCTGCAATACCAAATAGAGGATTTATTGTAGATTCTGCTCAAAGTGGTTCTAGAATTACTGGTAGTGTAGCAATAACTGGTAGTTTATTTGTAACCGCAACATCTGGGGCATTAGTATTAGGTTCATCATCCGCATATTTTGGAGAAGGTACTTATTTAAGAAATATTCCTAGGAATGCTTTAAGTGAGGATGCACTTATATCAACCGAAATTAAATCTGGTTCGGTAACTGCATCTGTATCTCCTAATTTTGGATTCGTTGTAAAATCAGCTGATAGTGGTTCTGAATTTACTGGTTCGGTAGATATAAGTGGAAGTCTTATTGTAAGGGGTGATGTAACATCTACAAGTGGTTCTTATTTTGTTGGAGATGGTAGATACCTTTCTAACATTTCACTTGCTAATTTAGCAATTGATTCTACAAAAATATTTAGTGGAAGTGCAACTGCATCAATTTCACCTGATAAAGGATTTGAAGTAAATACATTTTCTAAATTTAGTGGTAGTTTTATAGTATCATCTTCTAATAGAGAAGTATTAACATCTTCATTATTTCCTGTTTATGATGTAACTGCCGATGGAAGTAATGCTTATATAATTAGTGGTTCGGTTCAAGGTTCAAACCCAACAATAACTTTAGTAAGAGGAGTTCAGCATGTGTTTAACATAAATGCATCAGGTCATCCATTTTATATTAAAACTGTACAATCAAATGGTACGGCTAATGCATATAATACAGGTGTAACAAATAATGGTACTGATAGTGGTATTATTTTATTTACACCACCATCTGGTTCACCTGATACTTTATATTATAATTGCCAATTACATTCATCAATGGCTGGTGTATTTAATCTTGTTGATGCAATAGTAATACCTGCCGAAATTAAATTTATTGGAGCAACAAAAATAGAAGGAACTTTAACCGCTTCAATGTATAGTGGTAGTGGTAGAGGATTGTTTGATATACCTCGTTCCGCATTATCAGAAGAAGTATTCCGTGTAGCAAGTGGTAGTGTATCTGCTTCTGTAGCACCTAATTTTGGATTTAAAGTAGAATCAGCAGATAGTGGTTCTCAATTCACTGGTAGTTTGCAAATAACTGGTAGTATTTATATGTACGCTACAAGCGGTGCATTACTACTTGAATCATCTTCTAATTTCTTTGGTGAAGGTAGATATTTAAGAAATATACCTCGTTCAGCATTGACTGAAGATGCATTAGTATCATCTGAAATTAAATCAGGTTCAGTAACCGCATCGGTATCACCTGATTATGGATTTATAGTTTTAACTCCATTCACATCTTCATTTGGTGAGGATGGTTCATTTACCGCATCAATTGCTTCACAATTTACTGGTTCGATTTCTATATCTGGAAGCTTATTTGTAAATGATGTAAGTGGTGGTGTGTTTATAGAATCATCATCTTTATTATATGCGGAAGGTACATATTTAAGAAACATTCCTCGTTCAGCATTAACTGAAGATGCACTTATTAGTACTGAAATTAAATCTGGTTCTGTAACTGCATCTGTAACACCTGATGAAGGATTTAGAGTAATAACTCCATTCACACAATCGCAAGTTGGTTCTCAATTCACTGGTTCGATTGAAGTTAGTGGAAGTATAAGAGCAACTGAATTTTTATTTGGTGATGGTAGATTTATTACAAATGTACAAGCTGCAGCAGCTCCTTTAATTGCTAGTGGTTCTGCAACGGCATCCGTAGCAAGTGGTGATACTTTCCAAGTAATAACATCTGCAACTGGAAGTGGACAAAGTGTACAATTTGGAGCTAGATTTACTGGTTCGGTTGATATAAGTGGTAGTGTTCAGGCACAATTTATATTAGGTGATGGTAGATTTATTACTAACGTTGTAGCGGCAGCAGCTCCATTTATCGCTAGTGGTTCTGCAACAGCATCGGTAGCAAGTGGAGATACGTTTATAGTAACAACTTCTGCAACGGGTTCTCAATATGGTTCTAGAATTACTGGTTCTGTGGATGTGAGTGGAAGTGTTAAAGCATTCACATTTATTGGAGATGGTTCTCAATTAACAAACGTACAAGCGGCAGCATCTCCTTTGATAGCAAGTGGTTCGGCAACGGCATCGGTAGCAAGTGGAGAACGATTTATTGTAACAACGGCACCTGCATCTGGTTCATATCAATCTCAATTTACATCATCCGTAGCAATTAGTGGTTCATTAACTGCATCACTATTCATAGGTGATGGTGGTGGATTATTTAACATCCCACCTGATGCGATTGAAAACTTAGAGTTGGTGAAGATTAACTCTGGTTCTGGTGTTGCTATTATTGACCCAACTAAATTAGATGTAAACGTACCAATAACTGCGGCAAGATACGATGGTGATGGTAGTGGATTATTTAACATCCCACCTGAAGCGTTAGATGACCTTAAAATTGATAGAATTCAGTCTGGTTCTGTTGAGGCAGTTATTTCTCCAAACAAAGGATTGCAAATTGGAACTAGAACATTCGTATCTGGTAACTTGAGTGTTACTGGTTCGTTATTTGTAAGTGGTGGAAACATTGTAGCAAACTCTGGTTCTGTATTCTTTGGAGATGGTAGTGGATTACGAAACATTAATATTGCTAACTTATCATTCGAAACATTCATATTAAAGAGTGGTTCAGCAACCGCATCTATTTCTCCTGATAACGGATTTGTAGTTAATACATCTTCATTCGTTTGGGGTAATTCTTATGTTGATGGTAATTTAAGAGCAAACGTAATAACCGGCAGTTCAAAAATATTTTCTCCATTAGTTAGTGGTTCATTCTTGGGAACATATAATTTCCAAGGAGTAGGACCAACTGCATCTGCGGAATATGATATTTTAAGATTTGATGAAGCTAGAGGATATTTTATACCTCAACCTGAAACATCAATAACCGAAACAGTAGCATTCAATAATGTTAGTACATTAACAATTGTACACAATTTAGGAATTAGATACCCTGTTGTTCAGGTATACGCAACTGGTTCGGAAGACCAAATTATACCTGGTACTGTCAAATCAATTGATGAAGATACCATTCAACTTATATTTGCTGGATTAACATCTGGGCATGTTGTAATTGGTAGTGGTGGTTCGTTAATCAATGGTACAATAAATGGAGATAGAGTATTTGGAACTGTACTATCAGCATCACATGCAGTTAGAGCAGATATTGCAGATGCGGTAACTGGATTTGATTCAGCATCCTTATCAGCATTATCAGCATCATTATCAAATGCAAATGCTTATGTAAGAAATGACCAAACATCTTCGATGGCTGTGTTTAGTGCAGTAAGTTCTTCTTACGCATTAACTGCATCTTACGCATTAAATAGTAGTGGTGGAACTGAATTATTTATTTATCATACTGGTTCGTTAGTAAAATCTCAAACCGCAAAGATAAACTTTAGTGGTTCTGGGGTAGATGTGATTTCATCTGGTTCTGATGGAGTATTGGTAACTATAAATGGTGGAGCGGCACAATCATCGGAAACTGCATCTTATGTACTTTCTTCTGATGTTGATGGACCGTTAGGAATGGATAGCATATCTTTTGCAAGAACAGCATCTTACGCATTATTTGCATTAAATACTCCATCTTCTGATACATCATCATTCTTAAACATTAATACAAATCAAACAATAAACGCATCGCTTACAATTAGTGGAAGCTTGGGAGTAAGTGGTAGTGTTGCATTTAGTAGTAGTGTTCAATTATTCTCTCTACCATCTGGTTCAGCAAATGAAGTTGTTGTTTGGGACCCGATAACTAAAAGATTAGCATATAGAAACGTAGCAGCCGCAGTTGGTTCTTCTGGAACTGGTGGTACTTCTGGTTTTGATGGTTCATCTGGTTCATCTGGAACTTCTGGTTCATCTGGTAGTAGTGGAATAGATGGTTCATCTGGTAGTAGTGGAAGCAGTGGTTCATCAGGTACAAGCGGAGTAGATGGTACATCTGGTTCAAGCGGAAGTAGTGGTTCAAGCGGAAGCAGTGGTTCAAGCGGAAGCAGTGGAAGTAGTGGTACAAGCGGAAGCAGTGGAAGTAGTGGTACTTCCGGCTCATCTGGTTCTTCTGGAAGTAGTGGTACAACTGGTTCTTCTGGAAGTAGTGGTTCATCTGGTAGTAGTGGTTCAAGTGGAAGTAGTGGAAGTAGTGGAACTTCTGGTTCTTCTGGTTCGACTGGTTCAGCTGGAACATCAGGTTCATCTGGTAGTAGTGGAAGTTCGGGAACAAGCGGAAGTGGTGGCACATCAGGAACGTCTGGTTCTTCGGGTTCTTCTGGAAGTAGTGGAACTACTGGTTCGGATGGAACATCGGGAACATCTGGGTCAAGTGGTACATCTGGCACATCTGGTACATCAGGTAGTAGTGGAACAAGCGGAACATCTGGTTCAAGCGGAACATCTGCAACATCAGGAACATCTGGTACTGCTGGAACATCTGGTTCATCCGGCTCAACTGGAACTGGTGGTACATCCGGTACATCGGGAACTTCTGGTTCTTCAGGCTCATCTGGTAGTGGAGGTACATCGGCAACAGCTGGTACTGGTGGTACATCTGGTACATCGGGAACTTCTGGTTCAAGTGGTAGTGGTGGTTCTTCTGGTACAAGTGGAGCAGCTGGTACATCTGGAACATCGGGAACATCTGGTAGTAGTGGAGAAGCTGGAACATCTGGCACATCTGGAACATCTGGAACTTCGGGTTCATCTGGCACAGCTGGTACATCTGGTTCTTCTGGAAGTAGTGGTACAACAGGTTCGTCTGGAACGTCTGGTTCTTCTGGAACAAGCGGAGAAGATGGTACTTCGGGCTCATCTGGTTCTTCTGGAAGTAGTGGTACAACTGGTTCAGATGGTACTTCGGGTTCATCTGGTTCAAGCGGAAGTAGTGGTTCTTCAGGAACATCTGGTTCTTCAGGAACATCTGGTTCGTCTGGTTCAACGGGTTCATCTGGAACTTCTGGCTCGTCTGGTACGGCAGGTTCGTCTGGGGTAGATGGTACTAGCGGAACGTCTGGTTCTTCGGGTTCTTCTGGAAGTAGTGGAACTACTGGTTCGGATGGAACATCGGGAAGTAGTGGTAGTTCTGGAACTGATGGAAGTAGTGGTTCAGCGGGTTCATCCGGTTCATCTGGTACATCTGGTTCGGCTGGAAGTAGTGGTTCTGCTGGAAGTAGTGGTTCTGCTGGAACATCTGGTACAACAGGAACTTCAGGTTCTTCTGGAACAGCTGGTTCATCTGGTACTGATGGAAGTAGTGGTTCTGCTGGTAGTACGGGTTCTGCTGGTAGTAGTGGAACTGATGGTACAACTGGTTCTTCTGGTTCATCTGGAAGTTCTGGTACTAGTGGAGTGGATGGAACTTCAGGAACGGATGGAAGTAGTGGTTCATCGGGTTCTACTGGAACTGATGGAACTTCGGGAACAACGGGTTCATCCGGTACAACTGGTTCGTATGGTACTTCAGGTACATCTGCGGTAGATGGAACTTCGGGTACTGATGGTAGTAGTGGTTCGTCTGGGTCTACGGGAACTGATGGTACTTCAGGAACAACTGGCTCGTCTGGAACAACTGGTTCTGATGGAACTTCGGGTATAGACGGTACTTCTGGTACAAGCGGAACTAATGGAACTTCTGGTTCGTCTGGTTCTTCTGGGTCATCTGGTTCGTCTGGCTCGTCTGGTTCAGCAGGAACTTCTGGTTTAGATGGAACTTATTTTGGAAGTAGTGGTTCAAGTGGCACAAGTGGTACAAGCGGCTCTTCTGGGTCATCTGGTACAAATGGAACTTCTGGTTCTTCTGGTTTAGATGGAACATTCTTTGGAAGTTCTGGAACTTCTGGTGAAACTGGTACATCTGGTACGAGCGGTACAAGTGGTAGTAGCGGAAGTAGTGGTTCTTCTGGAACTTCTGGTTTGGATGGAACTTTCTTTGGTTCATCTGGTTCATCTGGTTCAAGTGGTACTGGTGGTACGTCTGGAGTAGACGGTACATCTGGGGTAGATGGTACATCTGGAAGTAGTGGTTCATCTGGGTCATCTGGTTTAGATGGAACTTTCTTTGGAAGTAGTGGTACATCTTCATCATCTGGTTCATCTGGTTCATCTGGTATTTCGGGAACATCTGGTACTAGCGGAAGTAGCGGAAGTAGTGGTACATCTGGTTTAGATGGAACTTTCTTCGGAAGTAGTGGTACATCATCAACATCAGGCACAAGCGGTTCAACTGGAACAGGTGGCTCGTCTGGAACTGGTGGTACATCTGGTACTTCTGGTTCTTCGGGAACATCTGGTTTAGATGGAACTTTCTTTGGAAGTAGTGGTACATCATCAACATCTGGTTCATCTGGAACTGGTGGAACTTCTGGCTCATCATCAACTTCGGGAACATCTGGTACTTCTGGTTCATCCGGAACATCTGGTTTAGATGGTACGTTCTTTGGCTCAAATGGTACGTCTGGTAGTAGTGGTACGAATGGCTCCACTGGAACAGCTGGCACATCTGGTTCTACTGGAACTAATGGTACAAGTGGTACTTCTGGGGCATCGGGAACATCTGGTTTGGATGGTACATTCTTTGGAAGTAGTGGTGTAAATGGTACATCTGGAATTGATGGTGCACCTGGTGAAGCTGGTACATCTGGTACATCAGGTACAACCCCTCCAAATTTTACTTCTGGAACTTCTGGTACTGGTGGTTCTAATGGTATAAATGGAACATTCTTTGGTACTAGTGGTTCGTCTGGTACATCAGCTATTGGTGTTACGTCTGGAACAACAGGTACATCTGGTATAAGTGGTACTTCGGGTACATCTCCTGCTGAATTTACTTCTGGTACATCGGGGTTTGGTTCATCTGGAACTTCTGCATTTGCAAGTATTAGTGGTATAACTGATAATGGTGTAATAACATTAGAAGGTACATCTCCAAATGTTAGAGTAGAATCTAATATGACATTTGATGGTAGCACATTAAGTGTGACTGGAAATGTGGTGGTAACAACATCTGTAGCAGCAACAACGTTTAGAGAAACGTATTCTGACCAAGGTACTGGTGGAAGTGTAACATTAGACCTTTCAACCGCAAATAATTTTAGAAGACAATTCAATGGTTCGGCAACTATTTCATTCAGTAATGCACCAGCATCAAATGCTTTTGGATTTACATTTGTAATGATTAATGCTGGAACATATTCAATAACATGGCCTGGTTCAATAGATTGGGTAGGTGGTACATCTCCAATTTTAACATCAACTGGAACTGATGTATTAACATTCTTTACATTTAATGGTGGTACATCTTATTATGGATTTGTAGTTGGAAAAAATCTTAGTTAATAATTAAAGTTATGAGTATAGCAAGAAAATTAATACCATCGGATTCGGCAATAGTATTTCCGTTTGTATTTAGAATAACAACAACGGCTTCAAATACGGTATTTACATGTCCCTTATCTGATTATGGTGGATTAACTCCTCAATTGAATATAAATTGGGGAGATGGAAATACATCACCTTTAATTACATCATCTTCATCAGTTGATAGAATACATACATACGCATCAGCTGGAACTTATACAATTACTATAAGTGGATTTATGCCGGGCTTTACGGTTAATAATAATTCTGGAATCAGAAACCTTATTACGGAATTAGTTCAATGGGGAATTGTTGGATTGAGAGCCGTAAACTTTTATGGATGTGTAAATTTAACAACAATACCTGGTAGTGCTTCTTTGAGTGGAGTTGGTGGATATACTGGATTGAATGAAGTACAATCTTTTGCTAATTTTATGAGAGGTACTAGAATAACTTCAATACCATCTGATATATTTGATTTTTCTCCAAGCGCAACAACCTTTACGGATACATTTTCTTCAATAACAACATTAACAACTGTACCATCGGGATTATTTAACAATGTACCAACAGCAACAACATTTGCATCATGCTTTTTTGGTTGTACAGCACTAACATCAGTACCATCAACTTTATTTGATACTAATATAAACGTTGTAAACTTTTCTGGTACTTTTAGAAATTGCCGTTCTTTAACAAATGTATTGCAATTTACAAATAATACAAATGTTACTATTTTTAATAACGTTTATAATATGAGTTCAACGGCAAATTCATTAACAGGAACTGCTCCTGAACTTTGGAATAGAACTCCAACACCATCTGGTACTGATGCTTTTAATAATTGTACCGGATTGGCAAACTTTGCATCTATACCTTTAAATTGGAAATAAATTATGTATTTAAGAATAGTAAATAATACAACAACATATCCATATACAATTCAAGAATTAAGAGAATCGTTACCGAATGTTAGTTTACCGGCTAATTTAACAAATGAACAATTAGTAGAATGGGATATGTACGAAGTAGAATTCGTATCTGCACCAAATGACCATACAAAAAATATTTCAGAAGGAATTCCTACTTTAAATGAAGGAAAATATTATCAAAATTGGATACAAACCAATGCTTCTGAAATTGAAATACAACAAAGAATAGAAGATAAGTGGGTTGAAATTCGAGATATAAGAAATCAGTTATTATTAGAATGCGATTGGACACAATTAAGTGATGTTCCAACTGAAACTAAAAATATGTTGAGTACTTATAGACAAGAATTGAGAGATATAACAAATCAATCAAATCCATTCAATATAAATTGGCCTGTGAAACCTTAAAAGAGGGATAGTTTATATTTATATCTATAAGATAAAAGATTAGATACAAATGGTAATACATAGTCCCATATTTTCGGGTTCAATAATTCAAGATAGAAATAATGCGTACGCTGACCTTAGCGGTTCGTTCACTGGTTCTTTAACTGGTTCTTTTAAGGGAACAATTGATGTTCAGCAAGCATCATTTAATAATCTTATTGTAAATAATAGTTTATCAGTAAGTGGTTCTATCAAAATGACTGGTTCGATGAATTTAACGGCTGGTGGATATTTAGTAGATGGGGTGAATGTATTAGATTCAGCAATAGCCTTTGCAATAGCATTGGGATAAAAAATAAAAAGAAATGGCAAACGCATTTAAAAATAGTATAACGGGTTCAATTGGAACAGCAGGTGTTAAAGTTTACGAAACTCCTGTGAATACATCTACAACTGTAATTGGTGTTGGTGTGGCAAATGTAAATTCAAATAACATTTCAGTTAGTGTAATGGTTAGAGATAACTCAGCAAATAAAGCTGTATATGTTGTGAAGGATTCACTTATTTTACCTGGTAGTTCTAATGTGTTGGTTGGTGGTGAGCAAAAGTTAGTTTTAGAAAGTGGAGATTTTCTTTCGGTAACATCATCATTAGCTAATTCTGCGGATGTAATTGTTTCGGTATTGGAGATAACATAAAAGTTGTAATGAATGGAATATTTAGGTGGTAACCCTAACGGTTTAAACCAATTAAGTTCAAGCTTAGTTGCGTTATATGTAAGTGGTAGTAAGATAGCTAACTTCACATCGGAATCGGTGAGTGTAGTTGGTAATTTTACTGCTTCTGGAATTCAAACTAATTTAATCGTTAGTCAATCTAATTCACCTATATCAGTTGTAGGTAATGTAAAAATAACTGGTTCATTAAGCATATCATCATCGGTATCAGCATCTTTATTTCAAGGTGATGGTAGTGGATTATTTAATATTAATGCAAACGCAATTGGAGATTTAGCACAATTAAAATCAGGCTCAGCAACTGCAATAATTTCACCGAATAGAGGATTTGTAATAAATGTACCAACTTCAATTAGTGGTGGGTTAGCAGTAAATGGAAATTCAAATATAACTGGTTCGGTTGTGATAAGCCAAAACTTAAATGTAGCTGGAAAAATTACAACAACTGAATTACACACAACATTTATATCATCATCAATAATATTTTCTTCTGGTTCAAATAAATTTGGAGATAATACTATTGATAGACAAGAAATAACTGGTAGCTTATCCGTTAGTGGAAGTATTGGTGTAACTGGAAATACAATACCAACGGATGATACAACAAACGAAGTACTTGTAGTAAACTTAACAACAGGTAGAATTGGTAGAAGATTTGCAGCAGCAACTTCTGGTACATCTGGTACTTCTGGTTCTTCTGGTAGTGGTGGTACATCTGGCACAAGCGGAAGTGGAGGTACGTCAGGAACTTCTGGTTCTGGCGGTTCATCTGGCACAAGCGGAAGTGGTGGTACATCGGGTACAAGAGGTACTTCTGGTTCTGGGGGTACATCAGGAACTTCTGGTTCTTCTGGTTCAACTGGTTCAGCTGGTTCATCTGGTAGTGGTGGTTCTTCTGGAACATCGGGCTCATCTGGGTCATCTGGTACTTCTGGTTCTGGTGGCACATCGGGAACTTCTGGTAGTGGTGGAACATCGGGAACTTCTGGAACAAATGGTTCTTCTGGTAGTGGGGGTACGTCTGGCACAAGTGGTAGTGGTGGAACATCAGGAACTTCTGGTTCTTCGGGAAGTACTGGTTCTGCTGGTACAACTGGTTCTGCTGGTACATCTGGTAGTGGTGGTACAACGGGTTCAAGTGGTACAACTGGTTCTGCTGGTACTTCTGGATTAACAGGTTCGTCTGGTTCTTCTGGTACGAATGGTTCATCGGGAATCAATGGAACTTCTGGTAGTGGTGGTTCTTCTGGTACGGCTGGTAGTGGGGGTATAAGTGGAGCAGGTGGTTCAGCTGGTACTTCTGGTACGGGTGGTACATCTGGAACTTCAGGTTCGTCTGGTTCAACTGGAACTGGTGGTACATCAGGCTCTTCTGGTTTAAGTGGAGCAGGTGGAACTGGTGGTTCGGCTGGTACATCAGGTTCTTCTGGTTCGTCTGGTTCAAGTGGAAGTGGAGGCACATCGGGAACTTCTGGAACAGCTGGTTCTTCTGGTTTAACAGGAACTTCTGGTAGTGGTGGAACTTCGGGAACTTCTGGCACAACGGGTTCAGCAGGAACTTCTGGTACAACGGGTTCAGCAGGTACAACAGGAACGTCTGGTTCAGCTGGTACTTCGGGAACAACTGGTACTTCTGGTAGTGGTGGTACTAGTGGACAAAGTGGTGGTATCAAATATAATTTTTCAACAACAATAACTGATTCTGACCCTGGTAATGGAATAGTACAATATAATAATGCAACAATAGGTTCAGTAACATTTATCTACGTTGATGTTTTAGACCAAAGTGGTAATAATCAATTAGCATGGTTTAATACATGGGATGATAGTAATACACCTAGCAATAAAGGTACTTTAACTTTATCATCAAGAGATAGTGGTACGGTAAATAATATATTCACAATAACTGGAGCTGTAACAAATGCTTCTGGATATTTTAAAATACCTGTAACTTATGTTAGTGGAACTATTCCAACAAATAGTGCACAATTAGTAATTAGTTTTGCAAGAACCGGAGATAGTGGTTCATCTGGAACTTCTGGTTCAGCAGGTACATCCGGCTCAGCAGGAACTTCTGGAACAACAGGAACGTCTGGTTCGGCTGGAACATCCGGCTCAGCAGGAACTTCTGGAACAACAGGAACTTCTGGTTCAGCTGGTACATCCGGTTCAGCAGGAACTTCTGGAAGTGGTGGTTCGTCTGGAACAACAGGTACTTCTGGAAGTGGTGGTTCGTCTGGAACTTCAGGTTCAGCTGGTACGTCTGGTAGTGGTGGAACTTCTGGTACAAGAGGTACTTCTGGAAGTGGTGGAACTTCTGGCACAAGCGGTTCGGCTGGAAGTGGTGGTTCATCTGGAACTTCTGGTTCTGCGGGTAGTGGAGGTACATCTGGCACAAGCGGAAGTGGTGGAACATCAGGTTCAGCTGGTTCTTCTGGTAGTGGAGGTACATCTGGACTATTATCATTAACTGGTACAACTAATAATGGTGTAATCACATTAGATGGAACTGCACCAAACGCAACCGTTGAGGCAAATTTAAGATTCGATGGTACTACATTAGCAGTGACTGGTAACGCTACAATTAGTGGTGACCTTACTGTAAGTGGTACAACAACATATATTAATACAACAACTTTAAATGTAGGTGATAACATCATCACATTAAATGCAGATTTTGCATCTGGTGCACCAACTGAAAATGCTGGTATTGAAGTTAGAAGGGGTTCATCATCAACTGTTTCATTCTATTGGAATGAAGCAACTGATAGATGGTATGCTGATAACACATTAGAAGTAGCTGGTAACGTAGTTCTTAGTGGAACAATTGATACGGGACAAGGAGCAACGGAAGTTTATTTAATGAATCAAAATGTTCGTACAACCGATAACGTAACCCATGCTACAATTACAGCAACAAATGGTGTAAATGTTACTGGTGGTAACCTTTCGGTAAGTGCTGGTAATATTGTAATAAGTGGTACAATCGATACTGGGCAGGGTGCAACTGAAGTTTATCTAATGAACCAAAACGTTAGAACAACTGATAACGTAACATTCAATCAGGTAACCGCAAACTTAATAGGTAACGCAACTACCTCAACAACGGCAACTTATATAAACGTTCAGGATACAAGAGCAGCAGTAACCACACCACAAACTATGAATGCAAATCAGGGTGTGAGATTTGATTTCAAACAAAACTCAACAAATGGTTTAAGTGATGGTGGTACTTACAATGGTGTAATGTATTTCAGAAAATATGGTAGTACATCCGATTGGTCTGGTGGTGGTGCAAACGAATTAGGATTTACCGATAATGGTAATATGTGGTTGAGATATGGCTCATCAACTACATGGGGAGCTTGGAAACGTATAATGGATACTACATCATACGCTTTCGCAGCTAATATGGACCAAAATGTTCGTACAACTGATATTGTAAGATTTAGTCAAATAGGATTGGGTGGTGTAACTCCTGATACTCGATTAAGTGCAAATGGAGATATTCATGTAAGCGGATACATTTATCAGGGTGGAACAGCCGGTTCGGTTGGAAGTTGGGGTTCGAGAACAATTGTAAGTAGTGGAGACTATTTTGTTGATGCTCGTTCATTCCGTTTTGATAATGATGGATATGGTTCTAGCTGGTCTTTAGTTATTAATAGTAGTGGTAATGTTATCGCTAGTGTTGATATGAGAGCACCTATATTCTATGATAGTGATAATACATCTTTTTATGGTAATTTTGCATCAACTTCTATCTTTAATAAATTACAGCTTTATAGTGGAACTGCTAGTGGAGCAACATCCTACGATGGTAATTCATTATTACAAATTGAATCATCTGGAAATCAATATATAGAATTCAGAGCATCATCCGCATCCTCTGGAATTATGCAAGGTTTGTTGTTTACTGATAATGGTAGAAATGGATTTATTGGATTTAAAGAATACACTGGAGCTGCCGCAAACACATTTGGCGAATCAATACACTTTTCAATCACAGACTATTCATCCTCTGATGCTGGTAGTGGTTTTTGGTGGGGTACATCATCAAATAATTTAAATGGTGTTACATCTCCGTTAATGTTTTTAAGAAGTAACGGTCTTTTAGGAATCGGAACTTATGACTTTTCATATACTACATCCGATAACTCAGCAAGTGTTGGTTCGTTTACAAACAATAGAGTATTTGTAAATGGTTCTATTCAATTACTTGGTAATAACGATGCTATTGTATTTGGTAGAGGTACATCATCATTCTTAAAAGATGAAGAATTAGGATTTGGCTGGGGTGGTGGCTGGTATATGGTTGATGGTACTTGGATTCGTTCTAGAGGTAGTAAAAATGTTTATGTTGATGCTTATGTAAGAGCACAAGGTTCATTTAGAGTTGGTTCTGAATATTCAATATGGGCACCTTATGGTACATATAGTGCATATATTAGTAGAATTGCATATTTCTCATTTGACTGGAACGCAAGCTATGATTCATATACAAATCATGGTATAGCATCAACGGACTTGAATGGTAGTTTTTCAGATTCAATGTCAATCAACTCATTTAATGATATTGTATTAAGAGTTGACTCAAACGATAATAATAACAACTCCTATGTGAGATTTATGGATAATACCACTGGTAATAACCAATTTGCTTACATAGGTAGAGAAAGTGGAAACTCTATTGCATATTTTGATAATAGAGTATATGGTGCAATATTTTACGATTCTAATGATAGTGGATACTACATAGACCCTAACTCAACATCAATGTCAGCATTGAGAATGAGAGGTGGGGCATTATTCGGACCTAATCCAACTTGGGGAGCATATCTTCTTGTGGGTGGTGATGGTAGAAATGGATATGTTGATTCATCATTCGCATCAGTAGCAACTACAAATGGTAACTTACACTTAGATTCTGGTAATGGATATGCTACTTATATAAACTATTATGATGGTAGTGTAATCTATTTTGGTAATGGTGCCTATACAAATTGGGGAGAATTCAGTAGTGGTATTTTTTACGCATACAATCAGATGCGTTCTCCAATAATGTATGATTATAATGATACTGGATACTATGTAGACCCAAATGCTACTACAAACATACGTTATCTAAAAGTTAATACAACGGGGACTTCATCGGCAACCAGAGCACTTACTATTAAGCAAGATGGTTTTGGTGAATACAACTATGGTTCATACCCTGGAGCTTGGACATCCGCATTACAAATCCAAAATAATGATAATACCAAAATGATTTGGATTTCACCATTGGATAGTAGTAACTGGGCAAACTTTAGAGTAAATGGTTCAACTGCTGGTTTACATTTCAATATGGGTGGTAGTATAAACAATAATGGTACTACATCTTTTGAAATTTATAGTTCTTATGTTTATAGTGGGTATCCTGTATATGGTACTATATTCTATGATGCAAATAATAGTGCTAGATATGTAGACCCTAATGGAGAAAGTAGACTTAATGGTACTAGATTTTATCCAACATTAGGTACAGGTAGAGGTTCTTATTCGGAATCACTTGCAAATATTATATTAGAAGCAACATCAGCAACTCCGTCTGGATATGCAAGTATTGAATTCTTATCAAACTACAATACACCATCCGATGGAGCAGCAATTACTTACTATACTGGTATTGATGGGGGTGAGGCATCTCAATTAAGATTCCGTTTAAATAATGATTATAACGATGGTATTGCACTATGGGGTGGATATATTGATTTTAACTGCCAAACTGTAGATGGTTTATCACAAGGATATAGAAATCCTATATTCAGATGGCAGAGATATGGTACTGAAATTATGGCTCTTAATAGTAGTGCCGAATTATCAGTACAAGGAGATGTAAGAGCACCTATTTTCTATGACTTAAATAATACCGGATATTTTGCAAATCCAAACGGACGTTCTCGATTAGCAGAAATCGATTATGGTGATGGCTCGTACTACTTTAGAGGAGGTTCTTGGGGATGGAGACATCAAACTCCTTATGGATATATTGAATTTGGACCTGCAAACACATCACATGCTCACATTTATACTGACCGTTCAAACTTCTACTTTAACGTAAATGAATTATATGGTAATGGGTATCATGTAATAATGCATAACTTATGGTGGGGTAACACTTACTTTGGTAGTGGTGGTGATATGTACGCAACTATTTGGTATGATACAAATGATACCGGATATAGATTAGACCCGAATGGTACAAACCGATTAAATTTTGTAAACGCTAATAACATCTACATCAATGCAGGATATATGTTGTATTCCGACCATGGTGGGTGGCAAGGTGAATATAATAAGATTCAATGGCATAGTTCGCACATGTATTTCCAAAACCAATCTTCTGGATACTTTATATTCAGAACTGATAGTGGTGCGGAAAGAGCATATATTAATAGAAGTGGTGACCTTTGGCTAGGATACTTAGGTTGGATGTCCAGCCATATCAACCAATCAGTAAGAACGGATGGTAATCCTACATTTGGTAACATTTATTCAAACGGATGGTTTAGAAATAACAACTCCGGACAAGGTTTATATCACCAATCAACTGGAATGCACTGGTATTCTAATAATGGATACTGGAAATCAGCTGGTGGTGGATATGGATATGGTGGAGTTGTAATGTACAACAACTACGAATCTGATTTAAGAGGATACTCTGGATATTGGGATGGTAGTGGATTTGGTATGTTGAACTCATCTGGTAACTGGCAAATTCGTATTGAATATGGTAACGCTCACATGGAGTTGTATCGTATTACATATATGAATGATGCAAGAGCATACATTTACTATGATAGAAATGATACGGGGTACTATATGGACCCGAATGCTCGTTCTCAATGGTTGGGATTAGAAGATAGAGGTAAGGGTAACATTTCAATTACAGGTAAATCAAACTGGAGAAGACCACAAGATATTACTGGAGATAGAAACTATTGGACAGGTAATATGGGTTGGGGTACTACGGACTTCAACTGGGTAATGGATTGGGGTAGTGGTGATATTGATACTTGGTCAAACCCTGCTAACCAACCTCCTGGTACATCTCACTGGGTGGGTGTTCAATCATATCACTATGTAAACTCATACAATAGTGGATATGGATGGCAGTTAGTTGGTGGACCTGTTGATAGATTATGGTTCAGAAACTCTTGGTCTGGTAATACTGGTTGGAAAGCACAAATCGACTCTAACAATAGAGCGGAATACTGTTTACCTACTTATGATTTTACAACAACATCAAGACTATACTTCTTATACAATAGAGGATACTATGCAACACAAACCGATTCGGCAATGTGTCAACCATACTCTACTGGTAACAATGGTGCGTTCATGTCATTCCATAAGAGTGGATACTACGCTATTAACTTAGGTTTGGATGGTGATAACCTTATAAGATGGGGTGGTTGGTCTTCTAGATGGCAGAGATACTATTTGAATGATGATACATTGGGTACTCCTTATGTATTACGTTCAAACTTCGATAACTACGGAGGTGGTGGTGTTTGGGTATCTGATGATGGTGACCTTTGTGACTTGAATGATGGTTACTTAGCATTAAGAGCATCTTATGGTTTAAGAATTCACTCTGGAAATAGAGGTGGTGGTCCAAACATCAACTTAAGATATGATGGTGTAATAATTGCATCAAATAACATTATTGCTTATGGTTCTCCATCGGATAGAAGATTAAAAGAAAATTTAAAACCTTTAGAAAATTCATTAGAAAAAGTAATGAAAATGAGAGGTGTTGAATTTGATTGGAGAGAAGGCACTGATGAATATGAAACTACTGGATTGAGACACGATATAGGATTTATAGCTCAGGAAGTTGAAGATGTAGTGCCTGATTTGGTTAGACCTGGTGAAGATGGTTATTTGGCAATTAGAGATAGAGGTATTCCAGCATTGTTATTAGAAGCTATCAAAGAATTAAAAGGTGAATTAGATGAAGCTAAGGCTGAAATAAAAAATTTAAGACAAAAATTAGGGTTTGAGTAAAAACTCATATATTTATATATATATAAAAGGAAAGAACTATGGCAATTAAAATAGCAGCACAAATAGGAACATCACAAGGTATAACTGATGGAGCTTATGTTAGAATTTATCGTTATGTGGTAGATAGAAACAAAGGTGCATTAGAATTATATGTGAACGTTTTTAAAGATGAGGAAAGTGCAAGACTTTTAGAAACAAATATTTCAAATCGTATGGGAGCACCTATTAACGAAAGATTTCTTGCTAAAGTAGATGCAATTCCACATTGGCATTCTTTACCTATGTATAGGGTTGAAGAAGAAGTAATTGATGGAAGGGTTTACGAAAAGAAAGTTCCTGATTTTACTCCATTGGAAGGGGATAATATATTTGCACAGGCATATCCTCTTTTAAAAGCAAAGATAGCATCTGACTTAATGGAAAGAAATGTTATACAATCAGCAACAGTACTACAAGACGTATAAATAAAATAAAATGATAACAAGCATAGAAGATAAAAATTTATTTGGAAAGACAGTTAATACTGTTTTTACTAATTTATTAAGATATAATTTAGAAGATGATGATTGTGTAATTAGATACGAATTAAGATACAGAGACCCTAATAGAGAATCTGTAGCAATTCCGGATACTTTAATAACTAGCGGTGAATGGAAAGTTCCTCAAAATGTATTAAATGCATGGACGGGTAGTAATTTCTATTTAGCAGAAAAGTTGTGTGAAGATTTTGATTTTACATTTATACAACATCAAATCGGTTAATTTATAAAATAAGATATTTATACTAAAATAATAAGAAAATGGCAATTAATTATACTTGGAAAATAACATCATTAAAAAAATCAAATAGTGGTGATTTGGAAAATGTTATCATAGGTACAAGATGGGAATGTACAGGAACAGATAGTGATGGAGTAACTGGAACTTTTGTTGGAGCAACTCCATTCTCTGTAAACTCAATAAACCCAGAAAACTTTGTGGATTATTCATCTTTAACTGAAGATACGGTATTGGGTTGGATTAAAAATCACGTAAGCGGTTCAGGTCCTTCAAACTATTGGCCTCATATTAGTGAAAGAATTGAAAAAGCTATCGAAGCTACTAAAGGAGTTGTTCAAGATGTAAATGAAATTGATTTACCTTGGTCACCTGTTTCTGGTTCTAATTCGGGTTCATTAGTACCATAATGATTAAAAAATAATGTAGTTTAAATATCCAAAGCATTATATTGTGTTTTGGATATTTTCTTTATATTTATATGTGTATTTCATACTAGCAAATACAAACTTAAAATACAAATTGTAGAAATAAAATGGCAGAAAGAATCGTATCACCTGGCGTATTCACAAGAGAAAATGACCTATCCTTCTTAGCACAAGGAATTGGTGAAATTGGAGCAGCATTTATCGGACCTTTTAAGCAAGGACCTGTATTTGTTCCAACTATTGTTAGAACGCAATCAGAATTCGAAAGTATTTTCGGAACTCCTGATGGAACTTATTATACTGAATATGCAGTACAAAACTATTTAAGAGAAGCTGGCGTAGCTACCATCGTAAGAGTTGGTGGTGTTGGTGGTTATCAAGAAGCAGCACCTATCGGTATTTTTGCATCTGGTGGTCTTGTTGGTGAAAAACTAATTGGTGTACTACATTCAACTAAAACTGGAAATCAAAATGTTGCTAAAGCAGTATCTTTGGTATCTGACCCAAGAGCAGCATACTCTGGTTCATTCTTAATTTCAGGCTCTGATTTTGGTTGGGTATCTGCATCAATTTTACCAAAAGATGCAAATGACCTTTCTGATGTTTTTGGTACTTCTCCATTTGGTTCTAAAAAAGCATACACATATACATACTTTGAAAACTTAGCATCTGCATCGTACTCAAACGCAGCAGCTGGTGAGTGGGGTGGTACTGTTGTAAGTGCAACCGCACTTCCACAGCAAGATTACGCATTTGATGCACAAGCTGCTGAAACACCAATGGTACAATCTCAATTGATTAGTGGTGAAAGATATAATTTATTTAAGTTTGTAACTTTAGGACATGGTACATTATATAATACTAAATTTAAAATTGGTATTTCTAATGTAAAGGCAGCTGGTGAAGATGGTTCAACTGATTATTCTGTATTCACTGTAACAATTCGTTCATTCGGTGATACTGATAAGAGAAAGAGTGTTGTTGAAACATTTAACAATGTAAACTTAGACCCTGCTTCTCCTAACTATATCGCTAGAAGAATTGGTGATAGATATTTCACAATTGGTTTGGATGGTAAAATGACTGAATTTGGTGATTACTCAAATAAATCACAACACGTAAGAGTTGTAGTTTCTGATGCAGGTTCATTCCCAATATCAGCAGCACCATTCGGACATGGAGCATATACTAACCCAATCAAAGCAACTAATAATGCACAAGCATTAAAAGTACCTGCAGCAATATACCAAACTAATTCTACTGGTAATACATCATCATCTCCAATATATTTTAGTGGATTTGATTTTGAAACAACTGGAATTAAGTTAGATAATGCAAATTATATGAAACCAATCCCAACAAACGCTGAGACTGGTTCTAACGTATCGTTTGCATTTGATGCAAATGGATTAACTTATCAAATGACTGGTTCAGTTTCTGTGATATGGTTAAAAGACAATTCGTATTAGGATTCCAACAGGGATTTGATGGTACTAATCCTGTAACACCAATATTAAAAGCTGGTGATGCTGGATGGGGTGCTGGAAATACGCAAGGATTTAATTGTTCTACATCAACATCATCTGGTTCAGTAGCATATACTAAAGCAATCGCAGCAGTATCTAATCCTGATGAGTATGACATCAATATGGTAGTAACTCCTGGTATTGTAAGAAGATTACACCCAGCTATCGTTACTAGAGTAATTGATATGGTTGAAGAAAGACAAGATTCATTCTACATCGCTGATTTCAACGATTACGCTGATACAATAACACAAGCAACTGATGAGGCTAACTCTGTGGATTCTAACTACGTTGGTACTTACTATCCTTGGGTTAAAACAATTGATACAAATACTAACAAACTTACAACTGTTCCACCATCTACATTACTTCCAGCGGTTTACGCTAGTAACGATAGATTGGCAGCTGAATGGTTCGCACCTGCTGGTTTAAATAGAGGTGGTATCGTAGGAGCAGTTAGTGTATTGAATAGATTAACACATGCAGAGAGAGACACTCTATATGAGAACAAAGTAAACCCAATCGCAGCATTCCCTGGACAAGGTATT